GATAATGGTTCCAAGATTATAGCAGCATCCACCTCATCATCTGCTGTTCGAGGAAACTCTTTTAACATCATCTTCCTTGACGAGTTTGCGTTCGTTCCCAACCACATGGCGGAACAGTTCTTCTCGTCTGTATATCCTACCATCTCGTCTGGTAAGACCACAAAGGTTATTATCATTTCTACCCCACAGGGTATGAACATGTTCTACAAGCTGTGGCACGACGCAGAGCGCGGCAGGAACGGCTACGTGCCCCTAGAAGTCCATTGGAGCGCAGTTCCTGGTAGAGATGATAAGTGGAAGGAAGAGACCATCAGGAACACCTCTGAGAGGCAGTTCACGCAGGAGTTTGAATGTGAGTTCCTAGGATCAGTTGATACGCTTATCTCCGCTGCTAAGTTGCGTTCAATGGTCTTTGAAGACCCTATACAAGATAATAGCAAAGGATTAAAGGTATACGAGGAAGCGAAGAAAGATCACGACTACATCATGACAGTCGATGTATCCCGTGGAACCAACAATGATTACTCTGCTTTTGTTGTGTTTGATATCACCACACTACCTTGGAAGATAGTTGCTAAGTATCGAAACAACGAAATCAAACCAATCCTATTCCCCAACATTATTGAACAGGTTGGCAAGAACTACAACAAAGCATATATTCTAGCAGAAGTCAATGACATCGGTGAGCAGGTAACTAATATTCTTCATTACGATTTAGAGTATCCAAACATTCTGATGTGTGCCATGCGTGGTAGAGCTGGTCAGATTGTTGGTCAAGGATTCTCTGGCACCAAATCTCAACTTGGTCTGAAGATGTCGAAGGTGACTAAGAAAGTTGGGTGCTCAAACTTAAAGACATTGATTGAAGACGATAAACTATTAATCTCAGACTATGAGATTATCAGTGAACTTACTACATTCATCCAAAAGAATCAATCATTTGAAGCTGATGATGGATATAATGATGACCTTGTGATGTGTCTAGTTCTATTCTCATGGTTGGCAGTTCAACCCTACTTCAGGGAGATGACTGATAACGATGTTCGCAAACGCATCTACGAAGAACAGAAGAATCAAATCGAACAAGACATGGCACCTTTTGGATTTATATCAGATGGATTAGATGAAGAAGAAAGAATTATTGATGAAGATGGAAATGTTTGGTATATGGATGGTTATGGCAATCCTTTTTCAGATGTAGAATATATGTTGGGGTACTAATGGATTTAGAAGATGAATTTTCATTAGAACATTTACTCTTTAGAGAAAGAAAGTGTAGGGTCTGTGGAGAAATAAAAGACCTTATGACAGATTATTATGTTATCAGAAAATCAAAAAAATATTTACCTTCTTCATATTCATACGAATGTAAACAATGTACCATAAAAAGAATTATGGCAAAACGTGTAGTCAAACCACCCAAATTGTGGGAATATCCTGACTGGTAAATTGTTCATGCGTTGTTTCCCCAATGAAGATACTCATTTTAATAAATATTTGTAGTTAAAAATGAACTACTTCACGAGGAGACAAACATGGCAGGTCAAGTATCACCTGGAATTGTTCTAAGAGAGCGTGACTTAACCAATCAAACAGTCGTTAACCAGCAAGGTAATGCTGCTGCTTTGGTTGGTAGCTTTGCTAAGGGTCCAGTAGGATCAGTTGTTAGCATTGCTTCAGAAAGAGAATTACTAGAAACATTCGGTGCCCCAAACGCAAATAACTTTGAGGATTGGTTTGTAGCACAAACTTTCCTTTCATACGGCGGTCAATTAAGTATCGTAAGAGTCGAAGATACTTCTTTGAAAAATGCTGTAGATGATACAACAGCAACTGTTGCTTTGATCAAGGATCAACAAGCATTCGAAGCAGCTTTTAGCACATACGATTGGAAGTTTGCTGCTAGATCAGCAGGCACTTGGGCAAATGGTCTCAAGATTGCTATCGTAGATGGTGGAGTTGCTAATTACGCTACAGCAACTATTTACGGTACAGTTCTTTGGAGCACTATTGCTCTTGATCCAGGTGGTGCTGATGATCTTCATATTGCTGTCTTAGATGCCGACAACAATATTCTAGAAACGTTCCTTTATGTTTCTCGTTCATCAACAGCAAAAGATTCTCAGGGTGGTTCAACATTCTACAAAAATGTAATTAATTCTCGTTCAAAATACATCTACGCTGGTCCAGAAAACGTTTCCGTAGGTGAAAGTGATGTAACTCTTGCTGGTGGTGTTGATTCATACACAACAGCTGTTGCTGACATTACTGCTGCTTATGATCTTTTTGATGACACAGAAAACATTTCAATTGATTTCATTCTTTGTGGTGGAAGTCTTGCTGTGGAAGCAGATCAAGTAACTAAAGCTCAAAAGACAATTACCCTTGCTGGTTCAAGAAAAGATTGTATTGCTTTCGTTTCTCCACACAAAGGAATGTTGGCACTGTCCACAAGTTCCGCAAAAAGAGATGATATCATCACCTTCTTTGATTCAGTAGGAAGCAGCAGTTCATATGCTGTATTCGATAGTGGATACAAGTATATTTACGACAAGTACAATGATGTATATCGCTACATTCCTTGTAATGGTGATGTTGCTGGTCTTTGTGTAGAAACATCTGCTACCTTAGAAGATTGGTTCTCACCTGCTGGACTCAATAGAGGTAACCTCAAGAATGTAGTCAAACTTGCGTTTGCTCCTTCTAAAACAGATAGAGACAAACTCTACCTAAAGAGAATTAACCCAATCGCGACATTCCCTGGTCAGGGTACAGTTCTATTTGGAGACAGAACTGCTTTAGGTACTCCAAGTGCTTTTGATAGAATTAATGTTCGTCGTCTTTTCCTTGCTATCGAAAAGAGAATTGGTCAGTTAGCAAAAACAGTAATGTTTGAGTTAAACGACGAATCAACAAGAACTTCTTTCTATTCTTCTGCTACTTCATATCTCGCAGAAGTTCAATCCAAGAGAGGTGTTACAGATTATCTTGTAGTATGTGATTCTTCAAACAATACTTCAGACGTAATTGATAGAAACGAATTTGTTGCTGAAATTTATATCAAACCCACTCGTTCTATTAACTATATTACGATTACTTTTGTTGCTACGAGATCTGGCGTAGATTTTTCAGAAGTAATTAGATCAGTTGCTTGATATTTTTTTAAACTAATTACGAGGTAAACAAAAAATGGCTATCAAAAGTAACGTAAAAGATTTTCTCAGCACTATTCAACAAGGGGTAAGACCTAATTTATTCCTTGTTGACATTTCATTCCCCAGTGTTGCTACTGGCGTACCAGCGACGGGTGGTAGAGAAAGAGATTTAGTTAATATTCTCTGTAAGTCTGCTGCTCTTCCTGCTTCAAACTTAGGTGTTATTGAAGTTCCTTTCCGTGGTAGAACTGTCAAGATTGCGGGTGATCGCACCTTCGATACTTGGACCGCGACATTTATCAATGATAAGAATTTTCAAATTCGTCATTACATGGAATCATGGATGGCACAAATCAATGCCCATGAAGGAAATACAGCTGGTCTAATTGTTCCCGATTTTTCATCTGGTTACACTGCTGACTTACGTGTTAAGCAATTAGAAAGAGATACTTCAGACGGTGGTTCTGTCATCAGAGAATATCTATTGAAGGATTGCTTCCCAACTAACATCTCACAAATTGATCTTGCTTATGATAGCAATGATCAGATTGAAGATTTTACAGTTGAGTTCCAACTACAATACTGGCAAGTTGATACTGCTGGCAAAGGCAGATCTCCAGGTGAGGTTCTTTGATATCCTATAAATAATAAAAAACATGTGAGACAATTTAAAACATGAGTCAATTATTTGGATTTTCAATCAAAAGTAAAGCGGAGGAATTGAAGGGACAATCTCCAATTCCTCCTTCTGCTGATGACGCAGTAACCACCGTAGCTGGTGGTTATTTTGGTTCGTATGTAGATATTGATGGCGTAGCGCGTAATGAGTTTGATCTCATTAAGCGTTATCGTGATATGTCAATGCACCCAGAGGTTGACTCTGCTATTGACGAAATTGTAAACGAAGCTATTAATTCAAGTCTTGACGATACTCCAGTATCAATTGAATTATCAAATTTAGAAGTAAGCGAATCAATTAAGAAAAAAATTAGAGAAGAATTTTCATATCTTTTACGCCTTCTACATTTTGACACAAGGGCACATGAAATTTTTAGAACTTGGTATATTGATGGTAGAATATTTTACCATAAAGTGGTCGATCTTTCTAATCCTAAAGCAGGTATTCTTGAACTCAGATATATCGACCCACTAAAAATTAAAAAAGTTCGTGTTCAAAATAAAGATCCTAAACTAGCACAAGTATTGTCAGCGAGTACAGCGAACGCAGCAAATGCTTATGCTTATGATTTTGGTGAATATGTAGAATACTACATGTACAATCCTAAAGGATTTATTAGTTCAACTTTCGACGTTAACAACGCAACAAGTGGAGTCAAGATTGCGAATGACGCCATCACGTATGTAACTTCAGGTATTCAAGACCTCAACAAAAAGATGGTCTTGAGTTTCCTACACAAAGCAATCAAATCACTTAACCAGCTTCGCATGATTGAAGATGCGCTGGTTATCTACCGTTTGTCACGCGCACCAGAAAGAAGAATCTTCTACATCGACGTAGGTAATCTTCCCAAGGTAAAAGCAGAGCAATACCTCAGAGAGGTAATGGCGCGTTACAGAAACAAACTAGTTTATGACGCACAGACTGGCGAGATTCGTGATGACAAAAAGCATATGAGTATGCTTGAGGACTTCTGGCTCCCTCGTCGTGAAGGTGGCAGAGGAACTGAAATCACAACTCTGCCTGGTGGTCAAAATCTGGGTGAACTAAAGGACGTTGAATATTTCAAGAAGAAACTATACAACTCACTTAACCTCCCACCATCACGTTTAGATGATGCCAACCAAGGATTCTCACTTGGTCGTTCATCTGAAATTCTTCGCGATGAACTTAAGTTTTCTAAATGGATTGGCAGACTTCGCAAGAAGTTTAGCGCAATGTTCCATGACATGCTTAAGACTCAACTCATTCTGAAAGGAATTATTGCCCCTGAAGATTGGGAAGAAATGCAAGAGCATATTCAATATGACTATCACTTTGATAATCATTTTGAAGAATTGAAGCAAGCAGAACTTATGGGCAATCGCCTACAAGTTGCTACTCAATTAGATCCTTTCCTGGGTAAGTATTATTCTATTGAATATGTTAGAAAGCAAGTTCTAATGCAATCTGATTCTGAGTATGATGAAATTACTAAACAGATGAATGCTGAAATTGGAGAAGGTAAAATTCCTGATCCTATTCACACAAACTTAATGAACGCTGCTACGTTGGAACTGGGTGCTGCTCCGCCACCACCCCCAGAACCAGCAGTCACACCAAAGCCTAAAACATCAGAAAAATAAATAATTTATTATAGGTAAATTAAATGGATACTATTGAAGTAGTTAATGCCGTCCGTGACGGCAATAGAGTTCAAGCACTTGATAAAATTGCTGATATCCTCTACGGAAAAGCAGCAGAAGCAATGAAAGATTACAAGCAAGTTGTTGCTAAATCTTTTTTCGATGAACCAGAAACTCCTGAACAGGAAGTAGAAGAAACACCAGCAGAGGAATCAGAACAATGAAACTAATCACCGAGGGCAATTTTGAGGATGTTCAAATCCTTGAAGAAGAATCAAACGGAAGA